ACAACAAAAATAATTAGATTACATAAATATAGCTCTTTTTGTTTTTTTGGTAAATAAAAAATTGTTTTTATTTAAGTTTTCAATTGTAGATTCCTCAATTACCCGTGAATAAAAACTTTGAGGCTATTAGTTATTTGCATATGAAAAGCATCACTTATAATAAAGTGATGCTTAAAAATTTTTATTTGGTTTTTTCTATTAAAGATAAATATTCTTCTGAATCAAACAATTCTTGCCAACTTCTTCTCAATATTTCATCAAATTCTTTACTTGTATTAAGATAAGTAACGTATCCGTTTTTTACAGCTATTGGCGGATAATCAAATTTTTCTCTAAACTCATTCCATTCTAAATTGCAATATAAATACGTTAAATAACTTTTATCAAGAGATACATCATCCAATTCTATTTGTAAAAATAGATTTTTACCTTTTGTTGTTTCTATATCCTTATCGCTTCTAATTATATATAAACAATATTTATCTTGACCTTGTTTATCATCAAGCATAAAAGATTCTTCACTATCATCCAAAATAGATAAACGATAATTTTTAAATAAAGGATTATTTTCCCCTAAATATTTAAAGACTCTTTTACAATAAAGTTTTAAAATTTCTCCTTTTATCAAGTCTTCTTTAGAAATATTTATATTCCGACCCTCTGGATAAGTAACCACTCCATTTTTTTCTTTTGCCGAAAATAATATACACGATTGCTTTTCTATATATTCTCCACCATATTTTTCCAACTCTTCTTCTGAATAGCCGAAATCATCAAACACAGTAAATTCTGAACTTTTATTTTTTACCATAGTAAAATCCCTTTTTATTTAAATTTCCAAATATCATATTTGGATATTTCTTTTATAACACATTTAGAAGAAAAAGTCAAGAGTTTTTTTGTTTTTTAAAATAGAGAGAGTCGTATTTCAGACTCTCTCTGAATTAATCGCTTGTAAACCCATCCATCGTCTGCAAACAATTAATTTGGATGTTATTAACCGTTTGCTTTATCTATATATCTAAAAATAAACCTGTGGTGATAAGGATTCTCTTTTTGCCATTTTTCACCTTTTTCTTCTATTCTTTTCTTAATTGTCCGTGGATACAAACCAATATTATATTTTTCTTTGAAATATCTACAAACTTCATTTACACAAAGCATTTGAAAAGAGTCATTTTCTTGCAAATCAATCACTTCAACTATTTTCATTTTCTTTTCTTTTTCTTTCTGAGCGCTATAATTACACCATCCAATTTCTGTGGCATTCTATAATGCGGTTCGAATGGTATGATAGTCAAATCCTGTTTCTTTTCTTATCTGTCCTGTAGTCATACCAGCATTAAAATAATCGGCAATTTCTTTCATAATTGGTCTGGAGCTTGAATTCATAATTTCAATCCAATCAATTTCATTAAAATTTATATAGTTGCTTAATTCACTTTTTAAAATATTAAGTTTAATAAATTCAAATAAACTTTCTCTACAATCTATTATTATTAATTTTATGTTATGTTCTTTTGCTAAATCAATTTTTATTTTATCTCTCTCAAAACTTCCTCTACCCCAATTTTGCACTTCTTTATAATGTTGTTGACCATGCATTTCTATTGCGACCTTTTCTCCATCAAATGTTTCAAAATATCCATCATAGCGATATAAACCAGCCCAATCAGGACTCCATTCTAATTTTGTATAATTAAAATTATTTCTTATTTGTTGAAACAGAGCTCTTAAAATTTTATTGGGCATGGAAACTGCTTTATTGTCGCAATTTTTACATGGGTGCGCTCTTTTACAAAAAATTCTTATGGAAGTATATTCACGCTCTCCACATTCAGGACATTTAAACCACATTTTTTCTTTTGAATTCATGCCTCTTTTATAAGGCAATTTTTTATCTTCAAAAAATTTAATTAGGTCAGGTCTAATTTCAGAAACCAAATTTTTCGTATTATCTGGAAGTTTGGTCTCCTTTTCCACTTTTCGCTCACAAATTGGACAGGTATATTTACGCTTCTATAAACTAATACCTAACATAGAAAAATTTTCACCACATTTTTTGCATTTAAACTCACATGAATCTTTCATTCTTGTAAATCTTAAAATTTCTAAATTTGGATTATTTTCCTATATTTTTTCTATTGAAAGTTGCACCCTCTTATTCCCCAATATTATCACTCCCTTTAAAATAGAGCGAGATATATTTCAATCTCGCTCTATATTATTTTATTTCTGAATTCCCGCTATCAATTCCTCAAAACTACTCCACCCAAATAATTTAGCTATCTATTCTCGAAGCGTCTCATCTTTTAAGTAAAACACTTCTTGCCCTTGTTTAGAGGGTAATTTAATCTTGGAAATGTTTGGCATAATAATTTATTAAATATAAATAATTTAAGTTTATTATACTTAAATAAATTACTCAACAGTAATGGTCTTGGAACCAGTCTGGAGAGTAGGAGCAATAGTAGCTTCTTTACCAGTGGCAGTAAGCGCACCAAGAGTAAACTTGTCGTAAGAGCCAGAAACAGTAACGTCGCCCTCAGTACCAACAAGGGTAGCAGAGATAGTAGCCTCAGTACCAGCGAAGGTCGCAGCAAATTTATCACCTGTGAAGGTAGGTGCAGAAGCAGTGGCACTCTCAACACCAACAGCGACTGTAGCCTTGTTAAAGGTGGGTAGCGCACCACCGTCAAAAGCACCTTCTGTATAGGAAGGAGCGGTATAGTTAAGTTTATTAAGAGCCTTAGCAGTACCAGCAACAGAGAAAACAAGAGTTTCCGCATCGTCGCCAGAACCCATAGTAGCAGTTACGCCCTCAGTTGCAAAACTACCCTCATCAGCAGTACAAGAACCAGCGTCCCAAGTATCGGCAGCCTTGGTAGGAAGAGTGCCAGCAGTCTTAACAGAGCCAAGAACAGTATCCGTAGCAAGAGAAACAGAAACGGTTGGTGCGCCCACAGTACCAGAAACGGCAAGACCATTTTCATTATCCTTAACAAACTTTGCAGTACCACTGGGAGTGTAAGTAGTAGAAATGGAACCTGCGGGAGTGAACTTGCCAGTGCTGGAAATAGCAGTGGCGGTATTAGCAGCCTCAGCAGCAGTAACGGTAACTTCAGGAGTATACTTAACAGAAGCAACGCCAGTTGCATAATCGGTCAGAGTGGCAGAGGCACTATCCTTGTGCGCGAGAGCACCGAGATTAAGGTCTGCATCAGTAAGACTAAGAGCGGTCTTGAGCGCATCGGCAGTAATATTACCGCTGAGAGCGAGACCAGCAATAGTACGAGTAGTGGGAACATAACCAGAAAGGTCGATGTTGGTATCACCAAGCTTCTCCATGGAATACTCATCACCATTCTTAATGGTAATAAATTCCTCGTAAGCGTCACCAGCGGCAGCTCCAGCCAGAGGAACAAGATAAATCTTGTACATGGTATCGGCAGAAGGAGTAGGAAGAGAAGCCTTATCAGCAACAATCTCATACTCAAACTGATTAATCTTATCAAGGTTCTCCTTGACATAATCAGCAACAGCTTTGCTGGTAGGAAGACCAGCACCATCAGCGGTAACAGCTTCAGCGAAATCCTTAGAAGAAGCAGTACCAAGCTTCTCAATGCCGCCAGTTAGTGTGGCAATACTGTCACGAGCGGTCTGGTCCTTAATATCATAAGTAATTTCACCAATCTTTACTTTCTTAATATCGGGCATAATTAAAAACCTCCTATTTATTTTTAAAATATTTTAAACAATTAAATCGAGAAAATAGCTGTCTCTTCTTCAACAGAAGCGGACACTTTATGGTTCAATTCAGACGTAATTTTTGCCTATGTGATGGTGCCATCTGTGTTGTTACCGAGCTCATTGTAAAGCTTCATAATACCCGCTTCAACAGCAGAGGCAGAAGGCAACCCTTTTCCCACTAATTCATATTGTTCACCACTCCAATAATATAAATTATTGATGTTGTAATTATCAATATAAATTCTACCAAAAATCTTATCAAGTTCATTTTCATGAGTATTTTCGGCATAGAAAACCCCATTGTTTAAGTAGCCTCTAACTAAAACTTGATTATCATATTTTAGGTTATTATAATTAGTAGAACCATCACCTATTTTTATTTGTAAGCCCATGCGGGCCGTATCAACAAGGCAAACTTCACCCTTCTTAGGAACAAATTTTTCTCCCACTTTAACATAGTTAAAATCATTATCCCTCCTAAGAGAGATTCCATTTACAACAATTCTTTTTTCAGTAGCCATATTTCAGCCACCTCACTTATACTTCAGGAGCAGAGCCACCGTCAATCCAGACGTTTTCCAAAGTCTCCATAACATCACCAGCAACTTCATCAGCCTTAGCAATCTTATTTAAACTTCCATCTCCACCTACAATATAGCTATTCCAATCGCTTGTTGCGGCATCGAAAACGCTAATATTAACTCCTGAATAATCATATTTGGCAATCCAAAGCAATGCTTCAGCTTGACTTGCAAATGCAGTCTTCTTTACAATGCTCTTTAAATTACCATTTTCATCATAATAGCTAAGTTCAGCACTCTTGTCCTCATTGTTAGTCACAATCAAGCTCTCTTCGGGGATGACTTGCTGTGCAATACTGTTCTCAATTTTGTTCTTATCTACATACGCTAACTTAAACATTAGTCATCCTCCTTCCTTAAGCTTTCGCACTCACCACGTAATAGCCATCAACAAATTTTTGTTCATAACCTTCTGCAATAAATTTTTCGTCTAACTTAATAGAAAATTTACCGCCTTTGATTTCAATAACAGTGTTTTCGAGGCCTTGGTTTGCAATATATCCATTAAAAGTTCCTCCTGTAATTAGAGTTTTTGCTGGATTATACTGTGTATTATAGGCTATAATTGCTATCAGATTCTTATCCTCATCTACGGAAAAATTACCGCCATTAATCGTCATTTCTAAACCAGAATTTAAAATACTGCCATAAAAACTACCATCGTTGATAATCAATTTCGCATTGTCATCATTCTTAACAGCCCAAAACTTAGTTATGTATGTACCGCCATTAATAGTTAATTCTGGACTGGATTGATTAGTTCCCTCTACATAACCCTTGGCAGGATTTGTATCAGTATAACTATAATAGCCGTTTTCAATAAGAGAAGATAAACCCCGTGGTGCACTAAAGATACCATCATTAATAACCATTTTTCCATGATTTACGCAAGTATAATAGCCATTGCCTTTTTCATCAATGGCACGAGCGTAACTGCCGTTTTCAACTGTTAAACTGCCATTATTATCAACAGTTGCTTTACCATTCTTATTGCATTCAACACTGCCATTGCCAGTAAGGGTTAAAGCGCCGTTGATGCTAACATTAACAGGTGTCTTTTCATTATCGACAATAACTGCATTGTTCATGTCAAGAGTCAGCTTCTTATCAACACTGATAACTTCACCCTCTCCAAGACCACCAGCCATTTTAACTGTACCACCATCAGGAACAGCCGCAATAGCCTCACTTGCAGTATCATATTTTACACCATCAACAGACATGGACGTATCTTCGGCAACAGAATCGCCATAAATTTTGATAACGTCGAGGTCAGTCTTAAGAGCATATTTATTAAGTTCGAGATTAATCTCTTCTTTAAGAGCATCAACTTCTTCTTTAGTTGCATATCCGCTCAAATCAATAGCATGGAAAATTTCCCAGCTATCTCCATCCCAGATATACATTGTGCTATCTTCGATTACCTGATAAATATCACCAGTGTTAGCAACTTCAGGAAGTTCAGCTTTAGTCTGAACAGAACCCTTAAAATTAAGAGCACCCTCAACTACACCAGCATACTTAAGCCCACCCCAAGAGGTAGTACCGTCACCGATTTTGATTTGACCTTTATCTTTGCCGTCCAAAGTTACACAGGGCTCACCAGCTTTAGGAATAAAGGTATCCTTTATTGCGTCCCATTGAGCCTCAGTTGCACGACGAAGAAGTATAGTTGTTTTTAAAACTTTTACATCTGCCATTACTTTTATCTTTTCTCCTTTCTCTAAAATAAAAATCAAATTTGATAAAGCACATTTTCTATGTTTTATTTATGTCAACGTGGACTCTTTGTTAAAAATCAACGTTACCATCTAATATAATACCAGAATAATATTCCTCAAATTGCTTGTTCTTCCACTTCTTGTCAATCTCATCATATATTAACAAATCTCCTTCTTTAAGAGTTTCTTTGTTAATATCTATATCTTGCATATCAGAAATATTTTTGTCGGACTTAACTTCTTTTATTCCTACATTTAATACCCCTTTTAATCCATGACCACATTTGGAAGAAGTCGTTTTAATATTTTCTGGTTCATCTTGCCCAAGAAGATTTGTTCCTTCTGGCTCATATGAAAATTGTAAATTAATATCTTTATTTATACTATTTATAATACTTGCATTACTTTTTCTTGTCATACTCTCCCTCCTTCTTATTCTTAACCTATTTCGTATAGGAGTTCGAGCATACCACTACAGACAGTATTTACTTCTCCATCTTCAAAGAAAAATTGACAATCCCATAAATATTTTCCATAATCAAGGAATTTTGTGTCAATAGACTTAATTTCTACAACCCATTGCTCTGATTCACTTTGATAAAAATCTTTCTAAATTACAGGCTTTGGATTCGGTTCTTTTGAGGGCTAACGAGATACTGAAAATACTATCTTTTGTTCCTCAATTGGAGTATATAACGTACCATCTGGTTGATAAATATCTATCGAAAAAATCGCATCGTCTCCACGAGTTAATTTTATGCTTGAACCTTTAATCTGTAACATTTGCGGTACTTTAAACTCCCTTCCTCGTGTTGTTGTAATTATTTACTCAAAAAAGCTTAAACTTAAACCAAATTAAATCCTGATTTAAATCCTGATTTAAATTTAAACTTTTGTCAATAAACACTTTAATAAACAGGAGACTCCCTCCACCCCAAAGAATCTCCTGTGTTCTCTATACGCCATTTCCTCCGTATAGACTCGTCGCATTTTTCAAATTAATAAAGTCACTATCTTACAATTCTCCCCATAAACTCAGATAGTAACCGTAGTGCTGATTAGCTTCTGTGTAAGTTATCAACTGTACTTTCCAAGTATTTCCTTTTATAGAATAATTTCTTAAATGTTGCTGTTAGCGACGAATTGTTAACCATTTCAAAATTGTTTGGTTATTATCGTTTACTGTACTTAGTAAATGGATTCGCTCCACCTTTATTTGCAAATGGATTTTGTGAAGCCTTTATAGATGAACCTGAACGCCTACGCTGTGCTAATAGGTCTGTAAATGCTGTTACTGGTTTCTCTTCAAGTGTGAGAGCTTCTTGGGCTCTAAGTTCCATTAACCTATCACAAATCATACAAAACACGTCAGCTCTATCATCAAACATATTTTTTTGCTTTGCCTCGTGCGACAAATCAAACTGAATTGTCCCATTTGGTTTCTTATATTTTTGTGTAGCAATTAATTCCTCTTTCATCAAATCTAATTGAGTAAGAGAAACCTTTTCATCAAAAGAAACCTTTTCATAACGCATAGTTAAATTGCCGTCTGCGTCAGTTTCTTCAATTTCCATTTCATCTTTTGCGTTCAAACTCTTAGGGAACATTACAAGCCCTTGATTTACTGCTTGTTGTGCTCTTTCATAAGCTTGAACTTTGTCACGTTTAAAATTAAACAAACGTAAATTTTTAGCATTAGCAGGATAATCTTCAAGGCGTAGTTTCATATATGGGTCAGTTTCATCAATCATGCCCAAGTGAGATTTACCTTTATCATCAAGCCATTCATTCATAAGAAAAGCTGCAATATCAAATCCGCCCTAATTCTTGCAACTTTTTCTTTAAAATATCTTCAATATTTTTTATTTCTGTGTAAGGAATTCTTAATAAGTAAATATTTTTCTTCTTGCAATACTCATTTTTTATTTTATCTCTTCTTTTCGTTCCCTCAAAACTCTTTTCAGCATCTTCTTCTGTTTGTCCTCTAAATCTTACTTTTCTATAATGCTGTGCGCCATCAAATTCGACACATAAGTTATATTTTTCTATATAAAAATCAAAACGCAATAAACTCTTATCTCTACAATCATCAAAAGTTTTTTCTTTTTCAAAAACTAATCCCATTTGTTCTAAATAAAATGCTATATTCTTCTCTCCTGTTGAACTTCTTTTGCAAGATGGGCAACCTCTGTATTTTAAAAGATTAGAAGGTGTCGCTTCCCATTCCATTCCACATATCGAGCACTCGCATTTTATTTTTGTTTTACAATTAATATATTCCCGTTTTATATTAATAGTAGGATTAATCTTTTTCATCTGCTGAATAAATGTTTCTTGATTCTTACGATAAGAATCGGCTTGTTCTTTTTTAGAACAAACTGGGCATTTATTTCCAGCTCTAATATGAGAGGGAGTAGATTTCCAAATATGTCCACATTTCTTACAGCGTATTTTTATTTTTGTATCTGCACCTTTATAGGTCTCAAGTATTTCTAAATCAGGTCTTTTTCTTAACATTTCATCCCTAAATTGCTCATTGTATTCAAGAGTAAATTTTACTCCTCCATTACATTTTGGACATCCTGTTTGACTACTTAATAATTTATTTGGGGTTGTTGCCCAAATATGTCCACACTTTTTACATTGTAATCGCATTTTAATATTATTCTTTATATATTTTTCTAATGGAATAATATCGGGATTAATTTCGTTTAACTTTTTCTTAAATTCTTCATCAGAATAAGAAAAACTTCCTGCACAAACACGGCATCCAACAGAACCTTCTAAAACACTTTTTCCATTAGCTTCCCATTCATGACCACATTTTTTACATCTGATTTTTACTTTTTCTTTTTGTCCTTTATATTCACTTAATATTATTATATTTGGATTTTTATTCCTTACTTTTTCTTCAAAGACATTTTGTGGCATTAAAGAACTTCTATTTTTATTCAATATTAATAACCACCTTTAACTATTATATTTCTATAATTATAGACTATATCTTCATCTTTGTCAAGTTTTATTTTAACAAAGAGCACACCATTTCAATTTTTTAAATTTACTGTTAGTCGTTGAACCTCATCCTATTCAGATTTTGGATGCTGATTAACCAATTCGTTTAATTTTTAAAACATTCACACTTAAGTTTATTTCATCTTTATGTTGTAGTTCAAACGATTTTAGGCAGTTCCAGCACTTAAATGTGTTTTTAAAAACAAGTCACCTTGTTTCGCGGCAACAGATTTTACCGCCAGCACCTGCATCAATGACAAATAAATCAATGTTTTCATAATCAAGTGCGCCTCTATTATAATCCAACAACATCTTTTTTATCATTTCAATTTGTTGCGGCTTTTGTATTATTGCTTTTTCTCCATTTGGTAAAAGTTCAATTAAATTTTCGCAATTTACCATTTTAAGCATAAGACCTTTTTCTTCATCTCTAAATAGTTCAGCTATACCTACAATGCTATTATCAAGTTTACTTGATGGGTCATATGCTATTATATATTTCTTAGTCCCATCATTAAAATATTCTGGGAAGTAAGAATAACTGTTTTTTAAAATTATCGAGCGTTTAACAAAAACATCTTCTCCTCCATCGTTATCAAAAATATTTAGATACTCTCTTTTTGCTCGATAAGGATTTGTTTTCATTGCATCATCAATTACCGATTGTTTAAGTTGTGCCATATAAGGTTTACCATTCATTAAAGGATGTAAACTAAAATTGCAATCTATGTCACAAACAAAGTAATCAGGGTCTCCCAACAACATTTTTTCATAACATAATTTATACATATCAAACAAATAACTATCAATTCCCTCAGCAGAACTAAGGAAAATATTTTTGTTGGGAAGTTGTTTAGGATAAATTTCACTGTTGATACCAGTGCCAGTAATAAAGTCGGTTGATTGAACAGTAAACGGTAAAGTTAAAGCATAATAATCACGAGTTATTTTACCAGCTTCATCATACATAGAACACGAACTTCTTATCCGCACGATATTTTTCGCAACACTATTCAAACTACTAATCGTACTACCATTGTATAAACTTACCGTGTATCCCTATTTACTATGTGTAAACGGGTCTGCTATACTATTCATACGCATACATTCGTTAAAATAAATATCTGTCGTACCACTTAAAGACGCAATATTTTTCTTCGCTATATCTTCCATTTTGGTAAATGTTTCTTGACTTTGATTTCCTGATGGAGCTAATATATAGCAATTATTATTAGCAAACAGTAAAGACCTTAACATCAGAAAAACAGAAGCCATGAACGACTTTCCTGTTGCACGCGAGCAAAGCCACACAACTGTACTTGGAATCCAACTGGATAATATCATCCATTTTTGATGGTCAGTTAATTGTATACCAAAGACCAATTCTGCAAATCTTGTGGGGTTTTGTCTACCCCATTGAATTATTTCATTATATTTCTAAAATTGTTCAAGTCTTTTAGGAGGAATTTTATAATCATATTCATTGTAAAGTGGATTTATCATTAATAGCCACCCCACTTTTCTTCGCCATCATAAACTCCCTCTTCCTTAGCCTTTTCTTCAAGTTTTAATTCAGCTATCTCTCTTTTAGCTAATCTAAGGTCTTCTTTTGTACTTGACAATTCTCTTTGCAACTCAGTTATTCTTTTTAATTGTTCAGCAGTAGTAACCATATATTCACTATCACTCATGTTCAATTGATTCATAATCGCCTTGAAGCTTGCATTCGCCGCTTGCTCAATGCTCTTACTTGTCTCAATATCGTATCTATTAGGTAGCCCCTGTTCATATTTAAGTTCTGCCATTTTAGACATAACCCGACTCAAACTACCCTCTCCACGACTACGCCGTTGTTGGTACTTCTCCCGAAAACCGTTATCTCGACTAAATTTAGTAATCATATCAAGTTGCTTATTTTTCAAATCGGCAATAGCTTTAAGTTGACTAATATCGCCGTCACCATACATTAAATTCTTTTCACGTCTATTCAAAACTTCAAGCCTTGAGTAGCCAAGAACAATTTGTACAGCAGCGTTTACTTTCATACCATCCATAGATGCGGCATCATCAAGCATTCCTAACAAAGCGGCATATAGTTTCTTGCGATTATCTTCCTCTTCTTCATAAAATGGGTCATATCCAACCATTGAAACAACATTTCTTTTGTTGATTAAATCCTGTTTACTCCACCCATTTTCAGTATCATCACCGACACTACCATCTTTGCTATTAATAATCTTTTTATCTTTATCCTGTCTACCATTTCCATTAACACCACTACCATCAATCATTCCTTGAATATCTTTACTTTCAAGAAATACTTTACCTTTAGCAGTAGCACTTTGATTCATAATAGACATATAACTATCAATGATGTGTTTTTTACTACCCTTTTTAGAACACTCTTGTTTAGCCTGTAGATAAATAGTCTCATCATAATAAATATTCAGAGCACTACAGAACCACATCATTGCAACTTGACCATCTTCTTTTGCTTTTTCAAAAAACAAATATTCATACAGTCTCTTGCAACAATCTTTACATAAATGAGTGTGCATTTTACCCGTTGGCTCAACTCTCGCCAAATCCATCTCATTATAATTGAGATAATATTCACCTTGAGGTAAAGGTCTACCACAACAGGTACAAACATATTTATTATATAAAGGGACATATCTTCCAAAATATTTCATCCACATTGTATAATATTTCTGTAAATATTCAGGAACATTAATTCCACTTTCTTTTTTCTTTTCTTTTTTACTCTTTTTGCCAGAGTTTATTTTATCCATTATATCAGGGGTAACATCATCTTCATCAGCAATAATTGCATCTTGTTCATCAATGCCACCTTGGAAAGCTTTTTCAGCATCAAGATAAGTTTGAAAATCAATCTTATTAATTTCCCCAGTTTCTTTATCTCTAAAAAACTCAATCGGCTCTAAAAAAGCATTTATATCAATAGAATCTTCAAGCTTTGGCGCACCTTCATTACCAATAATGTCAAGCAACGCTTTTTGCCTTTCCGTACCCAAAGCCTTTTTCCAGCCCTCTCCGAATAAAGACTTCTTATTTTGAAGTTCCATTTTCTTTTGAATAGCGTTAATTTCTTTTTTAGCCTTTTGCTATTCTCTAACTCTGGCAGCTTGACCTAATTTAGCCATAAGTCACCACCTTTTAAACCTTTTAAACATTTGAATTCTATTTATATTTTACTCAATAACCTTATACCACAAATCGCCAACCTTTTGATGTTTAGGCTGTTCGGTACTAATAACAACATCAACCATATCTTCGTATACTTCTGTAATTTGTTGATTAGTGTCAGCATAACTTTGGTCAAATTGAGTTTTAGTATTATCAAAATTAGTATTGCCCGTGGTACGAAAATCATACGCAGGTCCAACTTTTAATTCTCCAATTTCAATAGAAGACGAAGGCATGGTAACTTCTTCGCCAGTTTCCTTATCAATAATCTTTCCTGTAGTCGCATCATAAATTCTTGCCATATCTTCTAACCTCCTTCGCCTATATATGAAAAGAGGGTTAATTGAAACCCTCTTATTTTATTGCTTTATTATTTAATTATTTAGTTTTCTTCCCTAATAACATATTCTTCCAACAATCTTTTCCGCAAATACCATCTTGTGTAATTCCGACTGCCTTTTGATAAGATTTTACGGCTTTAACAGTATCATTACCAAAACTGCCGTCAACTCCACTTTTACCACAATCGAAACCAAGATAAATCAAAACTGTTTGCATAACCTTAACAGCATCGTTTTTATCCCCCTTCTTAAGATAAGGGACAACAGACGCAATAGTTTTTACAGAAGGTAATACTGTGGTATTAGTTTTTGTAGCAGTTGTATTTGAAATAACAGGCTTAACAGAAACCTTTTTCTTAAAATCATAAATCTTACTTGCTGTCTTATAATCAGGTGTAGCAAAGCCTCTAATATATTTACCATTAACCTTGATTTGACGCACCTTTACCTGCTTGGAATAATTCCCCTCAATAACATAAATAATATTATTTTTAACTTCTTTTACGATACCCACATGGTCTGCTTCGAGTTCGCAATCACCTACTCCATTATCTTTCCAAGCATAAAAAAGAATATCTCCCATTTCTGGAACATAATCATCATCTTCGACCCATTCCTTTTTAGCTTTGTAAAGTTTAATCATACGATTACAGGAACACTCTGGTAAAATATAATTTATCAACCCCACCATCTGTGACCACGCTGAAATCGTAGCCGCACACCATGCCCATGATAAAAGCATTTTTGTGTTTTCAGGTAATGGTTTGATACTATTATAAGTCTCAATTATTTTTTTGTGATTGGCGTCGCCTTGTTTAGTTCCAACCCATGCTTCAGCAGTATCAACAACAAGTTGTCTCAACTGTTTTTCTTTTGCAGTCATTGCCATTAAGCAACACCATCCTTTCAATCAATCTAACGGTTTATCCGCAAGATACGGATTCCGTCTAACATACTCATCAATTTCTTCCTCAGAAACCAAATCTCCATTTTCAATCATCTTTCTCAAGCGATTCTTTTCTCGTCTTTCAGCAAATAATTCTTGAAGATTATTATCTGCCTTTCTATCGGGAATTTTTCCTTCTCCCTCACCAAATAATGACTCATAAGTTCCACGAACATCAATCAGATATTGTTTCGCGGCAACCTCGTAAGATGTTGGCATATCATCTGGTAACGGAGGAAAACCATAATAATCGCGTCGTTTTTGCTCGTTTTTGCGAGACTGTTCAACCTTTTTACGAATTTTTGCATCCGTTTGCTTATCAATATAATCACGTCTCCTTTTATCTTGAATTTCAAGAATCTCTTCATAAGTGAGACGCTGAATTTGGTCTTCGGGAATACCTTTCTTCCTTTGTTTTTCAATCCAGTATTCTTGAGTCTGAACAGACCTATCATGATTTTTTCTCGTTTTGTAACATTCATAAAGGTCATAATTAGCACGAGCCTTTCTACCAAGTTGAGATTTTTCAAACTCGGCACATTGATTAAGGATTTCTTCTTCCGTTAATCCCTCAAACTCAGGTATTTCGGGCAAATCCATGTCTTTTCTATACTGATAAGCCAATTTCGTATATCTGTTTTCAGACCATGAAAAATATTCTTCTGGGTCTACAGTATCACTATCCTTAGCCAATATGGACCAAATAATATTAGGTTGTCCGTGTTTTGCATCACTCCAACCTCTACGAGCTTTGCTATTGTGTTCAGCCTTAAATTTTCCCGTAATTCTCCAAGGGGCTTTAAAGATGCCATATATTGTACCGAAAGACAATTTTATGACTTGTTCACGAGCAATAACTTCAAGAACAGCGTCTTCAAAAGCCTCAACATATTTTTCAGCCTCTTTTTTGTCGGTACTATCCGCATTACGCATAACCATTTTTATAAAGTCATTACGGGTTATGATATCCATTTTCCAAAGACTTTTTCTTGGCTTTTGCATATCCTTTCATCATTCCTTTATATTAAAATAAAGGGTTTATTCAACCCTTTCTCCAAGTAAACCTTGGGCGGTCTTGCCGACCTAAAAAATATTCATTATGAATATTATAAACTCTATAAAATATACATTTTATTTGTGTGTAATGTATATTTACATATGTTTTATACAGTTTATAATGATACCCCAAAGTATCATCGTTTAAGACAATACTTTGGGGGCAAACGGCGTTACGCCTTAAGTATCTTTATACAGCTATTAATGTCTTATTAATAGTTACTTTGTATTTTACTCTTTTGCAACCTTGGTAAACTTGGCGTAAGGAACTCCCTCACGAGCAGGGATTGTAATCTCGGTATTTGTCGCAGGATTACGTCCCTTACGAGCATCACGATGCTTTCCACCAATCTTAACAACATCGCCAATCTTAACTTCCTCGTTGGCAGCAATAGTCTCAAGCAGGAAATCACTCTGAGCCTTAAGAACAGTGTCAAGGTCCTTCTTGGTAATCTTCAAGCCAGCCTCTTCACACTTGGTAGCAATAGCAGTAAGCATATCATTCTTCTTAATCATAATTTTTATAACTCCTTTTAATCCTTTAAAAATTTTTAAATATTTAATAATTTACCTTTTATTTTTTATCTTTGTCTCTACTCAACTCTGAGCTTCAACAGTCTCTACAACATTACTCTTACGAGCATTGTTTGGCTTCCAAATTCCCAAACCAATCATAATCTTAGCAATGCGCTTCACACGATAGCGACCAGCATAATCAACAAACACAACAGCATTGGGATTATACTCTCCCCATTTCTGTACCTGCGATTCAGTAAATAGCTTGCTTGTGATACCTTGGTCATACTGACGCTTACTAATAATCTGTAAGTTCTGATTCTCATAGAAACCAAGGAACAACATAATCTCTGGCTCTTCAACAACATAATATGTCTTGTCACGAGAAGCGTGCTCTTTGTTTACAACTGAGAAATTCTGGTCTTGAGGGTTAAAACCTCTACGACGGTACTTCAAGAGACCTACACCTTCAAGTGCGTCACGCTGGGAACGGGAAATTTTAATCATTTAAATTCATCCTTTTTTCATTAAATTTGAAAGGAAAATATGTTTCCTTCCAAAGTAGAGCCAGAAAAAAATTTTTAAAAAAGTGGCTCAAACCCTTGTGGCTCAAGGGTTTGCGGGTTTGAGGTTTTTCGGGCTTACGTTTCGCCGCTTATATTTTTCTTGTGTTTAAAAAGTAATTTGTTGAAATTGTTTTTTTTGTTTTGACAATCACGACACAATCCTTTAAAACGATGCATAGAAGCATTTCTAACTAATGGTTTTTTACATTTTTCACAATAAACCACTAAATCCGCTTCTTCCATTTTCAAAGTTTCAGCGCATTCTTTACAATATTTGCGAGGTCTCCCACCTAAAGGTTTATTTTTATCAAAAACTTCTTTTCCACAATGTTCACAAACAAACCAATTATATTTATGCTTCTTTAACCAATGACCGCAATTATATAAATCTTCACCCTCAAGCCTCATCCTGTTCTTATCTGTAACTTCTGTATTAAACACATCGAACTTATCAAATAGCTCAAGAATAACGTCAACATTTTTTTCAGTGGTTTTAAGAAAGCCTAAATCTTCAAGGATGTTTCTCTCATTAAGAATATTGTAACTGGTCGGCAAATCAGAATCTTTCTTTAATTTTGAATACCAATCATCCAAATTAAAATAATTCCAACCACCAGCCATATATTCTTTTTGAATAAGACTCCAAACATAAAGAGTAAATAACACTTTAATACGATTAAAATTCATCGGTGTTTTCTTTACTTTAGTAGGAGCACGAAGTTCATTTATTCTATCTCGTTCTTCCTCTGTAATTGTAAAATCATCCTCCAAAGCAAGAAACCAATCGAGAACTTCTTTTGGAAATTCAACGTAATCTATTTCTCTAAGTTTAGATGGATTCTCCCCTTTTGTTTTCCAATCTCTCCAAACTTTGTCAACAGATTTCTTCAAATCTGGTCCATCTTTTATAGAATTGAAATTCTTAACATACCTATTGCATTTTTCAATGCACATATCTTTTACTTGCTTTTTTGAATATCCTTGACTCTTCCAGTATTTTACTAAAAGAGTCAAATCAGTAAACCATTTTTTACCTAACCCTTTTTCAAGGACGGTCTAAATATGTTTTGTTTCATTGTAAATTTCTATCAATGTTTTCAACCTCCACTTTATTTAAATCGACCTTTTCAATAGAGTAATTTTCATATAAAAACTCAAGGGTTCCATTTGGATTCTTTTTGGGGAAATAACACGAATTTACTTTTGTTTTCAAATTTTCAAAGATTTGTCTACCATAAAGCTCCCATAAAATTCCTTTATTATAAGAAGGTTTATCTTCATAAAACAAAGTAATCATATGATTTGCTACAATTTCATCATTTGGGCAAATCTGTTCAAGAGCTTCTTTTAAAGCAGAATAAGCAATAACTTTTTCATTGTTCCCGTCTTGAATTGTTTTTGTATCTGTCACTTTTCTTTTTATTTGCCAATTCTTAATATGTTCTTCAACCGTATAATAAATCTGTTCATAAATCTTTTTATTTATCATAAAGTTTTCACTTTGAAGAATCCTATAATCAAAAGCATCAGAAGAACGTACCCTCTTCTTTATCTCGAAATCAATACTTTCAATATAATGACTAATTCTGTTCATTACACAATCAGAATCGACAACAGGAAGGAAATCGTAATACTGTCTCTTAAACTCTTTTAACTCATCAGTTAATTCTTCTTCTGGCGTATTCAAAAGTCTTTCAAGATTCCAAGCGTTACCAAATTTATTCTTAAGTTTCTCTTCTCTCTTCTTTAGATAATGCTTCAATTCTTTATCAGTTTGAGTATATTTATATCTAAAGAAATAAGGCTTTTTATCAGCAAGAATAGAATTAAGAAACTTCTTCCTTTCTACCGTTGCTTCATCATCTGTTTCTTCTATGTGCTGAAAATTGCGACAAACTGTAGCAAGTTCTTTGACGTTTTGACCAATCTTTGTTTTATCAATCTGTCTTGACTGAGCAGCACACCCAGCCTTTACTCGATTAATCAAAACTTCGCGCTCTTTCGAACCCTCTGGGAAAAGAGGCAAAAGTCCTACTACTGTTGAAATTGTATTTGTACACTAATCTCTTAATTTCTTAAGAGGGTAGACTATATCTTCATCCTCATGGGATGCGTGGCGCTTCCAAACACGGAGTTTCACCGTGAATGTACTCCCTTGCGGGATAGTCGTTACACCTTCACTGCTTGGCACGGGATTGCCATATCTTTCGACTTAGGTTTCCCCGTTAGCAGGTTTACTAAACCCACACCTTAGATTTCTAAGTTCACACACGTTTATTTTTCTATTCATTACTGAATAGCCAGACTACTTTTACCTAATCTGTCCAATTTTAGTTCCGAAACTAAATGTATCCGTTACAAAAAGTTTTTTATCGAAAGCTTCTCTGTCAAAAGTTCCATCTTCTTTTCTGAAAATTTCCTTTTTAGGCTTTTTAGCTTGATATGTTACAACTCTTTGATTTGGATAACGTCCATTAATAAAGTTTGGATTATCAGTGGAAAAAATTATATCATACCTTTAATACCGTTGGTTTCCCAATACTTTAACACATTTTATTTCAAATGTCGGAGTAGACTATATCATCATCCCTATAGGATGTGTGGCGCTTCCAAATACGGAATTTCACCGTAAATGTACTCCCTTACGGGATAGTCGTTTGAGTTTCTCATTAAGAGTTTACCACAGAGTTACCATGCCTTTCGGTTTAGGCTTTCCCTGTTAGCAGAACCTAAGTTCCACACCCTGTATTTACAGGTTCACCACATTTTCACCATAATATTACTATCATGGGCGACAATGTATTAAGCACTTTCGTGCTTTAAATCATCGTAGTCACTACCGGCCCACCTCATAGTATGAGCATCATGACAATTTACAATATAACCACTATAATCATAGCTAAACCATTTACGAGTCTTTTCATTATCAACCAAGTCCATAGGATAATGTTCACTAAAATGAGTTAAAGGACTACGCATAGTATCAACTTTATTAATCCGTCTTTCATTCCAGAAATTACAACACGCTTGACCAGCTTTAAGCAATCCAGTAACTTTTTGACCTGTAATAGACTGCATAAACCCATAGCCATCCACTACAATACATTGAAAATTACCACGGATTAAAATCTTCCCTAAACAAGCAAGCTCAATTTTTCTTACAATAAAATCACGAATCTTTTCTTTTGTGTACTTATCATTAAAAAGATTATGATTTAAAACGAGACTCTTCAGCCACCAATTATCACTTGAACTTAAAAAAGATTCAATACTTTTTTCATCAAGATTCTCACCCATTAAAAACAGAAGCGTATAATAAATATTATCGTAACTAACCCCTTGAATATACTTCACAGTTTCAGCACAAACATCTTTCACCATATCATCAGTAAGATTTAATGTTTGAAGAAATTGATAATTAGCTGTATTTACTTCTTTATCTTTCTTAGGAGCATATTTCGTTACACCCCAGATAATCCGATTCTTTTCACAATTATCTTCAAAAGACTGCTGAGACTCCCAGCTATCCCAAAGTTTAGCCATACCCTCAGTGAGAATTACATCAACTTCTCTTAAATCTCTATCATTCCGATAAACATCTTTTATGATATAATTCCCATCATTTTCTTCCTTACACCATTCCACAAAATCAAACTCGTTTAAAGCTCCCTTTGTAAACGCGCAACGGATACAGAATTGGCAAGGCGTATAGTCTTCTCCAAGGTCTTTACCCCAAACCTCTGCCATAGCAGGGCTAATTAAACCAGAACCATCCCAACAATTAAATTCTACATCCATTGTACGAGGTTCTATTATATCGTCTTCATCAGGTGGCTGTTCTATTACAAAATCAACATCAACTGGTCTAACTTCGCAATAATCTTTTACAATACAAAATCTTGGTTTTGTAACTTGCTTTGTTGCACTTGAATATAAACCAAAATAAGCATTGTATTTGCTCGCAGCGAGCGGGTGAAACATATCACGTCCATTATCAAGCCTATCTCTCACTTGAATACGAATACTATCAAGAGGCTCAATTTGCTTCTTAAAATCCTCCTCATTTCCACTATCACAAAACACTACCGTACTTACTCGCGCTTGAGAAGCGGAACAAGAAATTCTTTTAAACCAACGACCATTAAAAAGGAAACCCGTTTCATAAATCTTTTTATAATCTGAAACACTGTCCATTGTTACGGTAATATACTGTGAAATATACATCAT